CTGACTTATTGGAAGCACCTCAACCGAGAGAAGGTTACGTTCAACGTTGGATTGCAACCAGTGTTTTAGGTCAAGAGACACCAACAAATGTTGCTAGACGTATGAGAGAGGGATGGAAACCTCGTGACCCTAAGACGGTCAAGGAACAAAACTTTCCTACGATGGAACATGGCAAATTTGCTGGATATATAGGAGTAGAAGGAATGCTTCTTTGTGAAATGCCTGTTGAGATGAAGAAACAACGCGATGAATATTATCACGGGAGAACAAAAAATCTTGAAAGGTCAGTCGCTCAAGACTTGCACAAAGTTGAAAAACCTGGAAATCCTATCGAAAAGACCTACAAAACAGAAGTCACTAGAGGCGGTTTTAAAGAGTAACAAAATAATCAAGGAGGATTATTATGGCTAACTTAGACGCGCCTCAAGGGTTTACACCTATGAGACATATGTCAGGTGGTGTGATCCGTGCTAATGCATACGAGATCGCTAATGGCTCTGGAACTTCTATCTTCACAGGAGATGCAGTTCAGTTATTAACCAATGGGACTATTACCCTTATGGCTAATGACACTAAGCCGATTGGTGTATTTGCGGGATGCGAGTATACAGATCAATCTACTGGGGATGTAAAATTCCTCAAAGTATGGACTGCCAGTACCACTGTTAAGACCAATTCATCGGTCAAGGCATGGGTATATGATGATCCAGACATAACATTCAGAGTTCAATGCAACGGAACGTTTGCTAACACAGACGTAGGCTTGAATTCGAATGTAACATTAACAGCTGGGAATACTGACTTTGGATATTCAAAACAGGAAATAACAGTGAGCACATTTGCTGTCACTGCTACACTTCCTATAAGAATATTACGATTGATCAATGAACCAGGCAATGCAGTGGGAGCAGACGCTAGTGTGGAAGTTTATATAAACAACCATCAGCTTAGAGCTAACACGGCTGGTATTTAGGAGGATATGAGTTATGGCTTTAAATAGAGCATTATTTACCAAACAGCTCAACCTAGGTTTAAATACCGTGTTTGGTATGGAATATGATCGTTATCCAGAACAATGGAGAGCAATCTATTCTACAGAGCAATCTATGAAGGCATTCGAAGAAGACGTTCAAATGATCGGCTTCGGAGAAGCGCCAACAAAGGCAGAAGGTGCAATGATTACTTACGATAGTGGCAGAGAAGGCTACGTCGCTAGGTACGTTCACGAAACAGTTGCTTTAGCATTTTCTATTACAGAAGAAGCTGAAGAAGATGGTTTGTACGGCTCTCTTGGTGCGAAATACGCAAGAGCATTGGCAAGATCAATGCAACACACTAAAGAGATCAAAGGTGCAAATGTCTTGAATAACGCTACTACTACATCAACAGGAGGAGACGGGGTATCTTTATTAAGTGCTTCACATCCAACTGGAGGCGGTAGTACGCAGTCCAACACTTTGGCAACAGCAGCTGATTTATCTGAAACTTCTTTAGAAACTTTGCTAATTCAAATAGCAGAAGCTAAAGACGACAGAGAAATCCCAATAGCATTGGTAGGACAAAAATTAATTTGTCCTCCAGAATTGCTATTCGTTGCTGAAAGAGTGCTAAAATCTAATCTAAGACCAGGAACTGCTGATAATGATATCAATGCTGTAAGAGCATTAGGTATGATTCCAGGCGGTGTGGTTGTCAATCAAAGACTTACGGACGCAGATCAATGGTTCATAGGTACTGATTGTCCAGATGGAATGAAACACTTTGTCAGAGCACCAATCAAAAAAGCTGTAGAAGGCGATTTTGGAACTGGCAACTTACGTTACAAAACAAGAGAAAGATATTCTTTTGGCTTTACAGACTGGAGAGGAATCTACGGTACTGAAGGAGCGTAATAACTAAATAAATACTAGGCGCTTAACGGCGCCTAGTAACAACCCAGACGACTGCGCAAGCAGACTATTTTTAAAAGGAGGATAGACTTATGGGAACAACAACATTTTCGGGTCCAGTAAAAGCTGGAACGATAAGAGAAACAACAGGAACTACTGTAGGTTCTGATATCAAGAACGTTGGTTTTGTAGAAATGTCACAATCAAAATCAATAACTTTGAGCGGAGCAAGTGCGAATACTGCAGTAGGTGTTATTCCGGCAAACTCACAAATAGTTGACGTTAAGATGGATGTCATCATCGCAGGTGACGACACTAACGCTGCGACTTTATCTGTGGGAACAACTGCAAATGGAACAGCATACATTGCTGCGACAACTGCAAAAACGATAGCAAGAACACAACCAATTGCTGCAACATTGGCAGCATTGGCAGATGTTGGGACAACTGATTCTAACGTAGTCGCTCAGTTTACAGCGACAGATGGCGATGGAACTGTTGGTGAAGGTATAGTTACAGTATCGTATCTTCAGAACAACAACGTAACATAATTATAGTGAGGGCCTTCGGGCCCTCTCATAACGGAGGAATTTATGGAAAAAGTAAAACAACTTTGGGCACTGGCAAAAGCTAATCCAAAGATATCCGCTACTGTAGTGGTGGTAATTATTGCGATTTATTTTTTAGTAAATTAGAGGTTTTATAAGTTATGGCAGAGAATGCATTTAAAGAATATTGGAATCAGTATGGTCCTGAATGGTTAAAGACCGCTGCTAACAAAGCTTCTGATTTTTTTAAAAAAGATGACGCTGAAGATGAAAAGAAGAAGAAATATTTAGAATTTTCAGAAAAAAAAAGAATAGAGGACGAATTAGATAAAGAGGTCGGTAAAGTAGACGAACTTGATACAGAAGGAGAAGCTGAACGTGAAGCAGTAGCTGTTATTAAAGCTAAGGAGCTTATAGAAAAAAGTAAAGTGGAAGAAGAAGAATCCGATAAAGAACTTAAAAAAAAACTAGACGGAATTAAAGAAGTTATCAATACTTTCGAGAGCTTCACCGCAGGTGTACCACTTGATGTCCCTGAGTGGGAAGGGGAAACAGCAGATCCTTATAAGGGTACGACTGTTCTAAGCGACCTTCAACAAAAGGAGAATCAAAAAGCTTTACTCGCCCAGATAACAGGATATACTAGCCCAATGCAAAGGGCTGTTGATCTTGAAAAGAGATTAACAAACTTAGTAAAATATACATAGGAGAAGAATATGGCAGGATCAAATATTACAGCAGTTAGACGAACAACAACTGGAGAAATTTCTGCAGGACCAGTTAGACTTTATGGTTGCGTAGCTCTTCCAGCAGCTGCAGCAGGAACAGTCGTTTTTGACGACGGAGGAACTAATTTATTAACGATAGATACTGCAGCAGGAGTTGATAGTGGTCAAATATGGATTTCGTTTCCACAAGAAGGAATAAGATTTTCAACCAACTGTAATGCGACACTAACAAATGTTACTGTAGTTACAGCATTTTGGGGATAATCAAAAATGGCTTTATCAGATCAAGCGACATTTGCTTTAACGGTAAATGACGTAATACAAGAAGCATATGATCGAATTGGAGGAGATCCAATTCTAGGCTATGATGTACGATCAGCTAGACGTAGTTTAAATATTATGTTTAGTGATTGGGCTAATCGTGGTTACAATCAATGGACTGTCGAAGAAAAGGATTTAACAATAGTTAAGAGCACAATCTCATATGATCTTCCCGCAGATACGATAGATATAATTAATGCTAATATTAAAGAAAGTACTGGATTATATTATGCGATGTCAAGATTAGGTCTTAATGATTATTCAGCAATTCAAAATAAAGCAACAGAGTCAAGACCGACTCAATTTTATCTTCAAAGAACATCAACACCTAAGATTTATTTATATCCAGCTCCAGATGATTCTTCAGATGTTGTAAATTATTGGAGGATTCGAAGAATTATGGACGTTACAGCAAGTACTGTTGCTGGAGTAGAACAGAATACAGATGTTCCCTCGCGTGCGATTGAATGTATGTGTTCGGGACTAACTTTCTTTTTATCTCAAAAAAGACCTAATATTGATATTAATAGACGTGCGGAATTAAAATTAGATTATGAATCAGCTTTTAAAAGACTAATAGCTGGTGATGATAGTCCTTCAACTAGGATTATTCCATCGACTTCATATTATAACGGAACTTAAATATTATGTCTAATTTACCAGGACAAGGAAAGAGACCTAAAAGAGCCCCTTTTCAGAAGTGGGCTCCAGGAGAATTTGCACTTGCAATTTCAGATAGAAGTGGATTAGCTTTTCCTTATAATGAAATGAGATTTGAATGGACTGGAGCTTTCGTTCATGATTCAGAATGGGAACCTAAACAACCTCAGCTCTCTTTAACTTATTTTACTGATGCGACAGCTTTAAAAAATGCTAGACCTCAAGCGAACTTATCTCAAACGGGAGGAGTACCTGACCAGCTTGAACCTATTTTTCCACCGACAATTCCTTCACAATACAATGGTCTTGGTTCAATTACAACAAATTTGTTAACATCTGGCTTAGGAAGTGTTACTATCGTTATCACATGAGTGATAGTGAATCTAAAGATATTCCAAAACATAAAAAAATTGGCGTTACGTTATCAACCCCTGCATATGGAGGTCTATTATGCGAAGGCTATTTTCATGGAGTATTAAAACTATCATCTCTTTTTTCTCAACAAAAAGATTGGAAATTACATATAAATACAATGGGAAACGAAAGTCTTATTACTCGGGCGAGAAATACTCTTGTTGCTCAATTTTTAGATTTATGTGAAAAAGAACCAGAGGAGCATACTCATTTAATGTTTATTGATGCTGATATAGGTTTTACAGCAGCAAGTGTTAAGAGAATGATTGACTTCGATAAGGATATAGTTACAGGAGTATATCCTCGAAAAAGTATAGATTGGCAAGGTGTTGAAAAAATGTGTAAGAAAGGAGAGTTTGATATGTTGGAGCAAAAATCTCTAGGTTATAACATTAATTTCGTTAATCCTAAAAATATTCAAATGGATAAAGGATTTGTAGAAGTTCTGGATTCCGCTACTGGCTTTATGTTGATTAAAAAAGAAGTCTTTTTTAAGCTAATAAAAGCTTTTCCTTATCTTAAATATACGACTGATCAGATTATCAATGGTCAGGTCTTTAAATCAAATAATTGTTATGCATTTTTTGACTGTATTATTGATGAAAAAAGTAATAGATATTTAAGTGAGGATTATGCTTTTTGTCGACTTTGGCAAAAAATAAAAGGAAAGATTTATGCTGATCTAATGAGTCCACTAACTCATTATGGAACACATGCATTTAAAGGAAACATTTGGTCAAAATTTAGTGTGGCTGAGAAGGATAAGCATAAGTTAAAAGGGCACGGTTTAAAAAAGGAAAAGAAAAATGGCGATGACATACACAAGTCTAACAAGTGATATTCAAACCTGGATGGAAAATACAGGAACTGATTTCGTTGCCCAGATTCCAAATTTTATAGCAGCGACAGAATTTAGATTATCAAGAGAGGTTGATCCTATAGGCTTTGAATCACAACAAGCTTCTGCCTTTACTGCTGATGATCCCTATTTAAATATTCCTACAAGTACTAAATTAATTAATTATTTAAATGTAATAGTTAATGGTGAGAAAAGTTTTTTACAGATTAAACCTACAGAATATTTACAAGAATACTGGCCTAATGTATCAATTACAGGAGTACCTAAATATTTTGCCAATTTTACAGATGATGTTCTATTAATAGCTCCTACACCTGATAGCGGATATACGTGTCAATTAGGATATACTTCTAATATAGCTGGTTTATCTTCTAATGTAACAACTAATTGGTATTCGAATAATGCTCCTTATGGTTTACTTTTTGGTTGTCTTTCTGAAGCAAATCTCTTTACAAAGAACATAGAAGACTATACTATATACAATAAAAAATACACCGAAGCGGTTGCTACGATTAACAATCAAGCTCGAAGAAGAAGAAGAACTGATTATACTTTTCCTGGCAGTCCTCTTGGTGAAAATACTTTAACAGGAGGACAATAAAATGGCGATCGTACAAGCACTTTGCAACGTCTTTAAAGAAGACTTGATGGATACCACTGCTAATCTGGAAGCTAATACTTTAAAAGTAGCTCTCTTTGATAACACAGCAACATTGAATGCTTCCACTACAGCTTATGCAACT